CTACTAGCTCGGGTCTGGTATGCCTATATCTAACGCAGATATATCAAACTGGTTGCCACTGTTAACTGACTGAGAAGCGTTTAACGCACCTGTCACTAACAGCCTACTATTTGAAGTATCTGTTATTGCAAAATGTGTTGCTGTTCCTGTGCCTGTCACAGAAGCATCACTAATAGCTGCAAGCGTGACTTTTCTACCGCCACCTGTTCGATCTGCTGGCGCACCAATACTAATACTGGTTGTGTTGCCTAGCGTGTGCGTGGATGTTGCCTCTGCAAAGGTTGTGGGTTCCTGACTGCATATGTCAAATCTGTTGGCCTCAGTATCTAAAACCGTCAATCCGTTATCAAGCACCCTGTCTGCTATACTTGCCATTAGTAACTCCTTATCTTCATTCTGCGACCAGAGCCGCTAGTTTTTGACCGTTCACTTTCTAAATTAATATCATTAATTGCCTTTTGATACAATGCCGCCCATGTGTTTGCTCTAGTATCTTCCTGTAAGTATGGAGCAGAATGAATTAAAGAACCATACAGGTACGCATCTGGAAAATTAGTTAAAACCCAGTTTGTAGTTGTTTGTGCATTTAATGTATCAATAGTTTCATAATAAAGCATTTCCAAAGTATAAGTAGCATCAGGCGTTGGAAACACCTCAATACTTCCATCAAGAATAGCAAAGTTTATTGGCCTGCCAGTTGTGTTAAGGTTTTGCGACCTAAGATTAGATATTTGAAAAGCGTTAACCATTTCTAAAGTATTAGTATCAGCCGTGTTTAACGACATACGAATAGGCTCTAAAAAATCACTAGGCAAAGCTGTGTATTGAGTATTAAGCTCTGCCGTGGCACGTTTTTCCATACGCCAATGCCTAACTTCTCTATTCATGCCAGTTTCAGCAAGCTTAATAAAGTCAGGTATAACTGACGTTAAATCATCTCTGTTTAAAAAATCAGCTATACTAGCTTTTAATTCATCATATGTTGATAACGCCATCTAACAATTCCATCTTCTACGAGCAGCTTTGCCACGTTCACCTGTCCAGCCTCTAGACCTAGCGCAAAAAGACTTCTTACGAGCCTTCTCTTTTGCAGTTAAATTTTTCTTTTTTGTTACAGCCGTTTTTAGTTTCGACTTTGGGTTTTTCCTTCTATGTGCCGCAACACCTTTTGCGGTCATGCCAGCGCCTTCTTTTACCGTCCTATAGTTACGACCCTTACCTTTAGTCGTTTTGGGTATGGCTTTTTCGCGCTTTCGAGGCATTGTTAAAAACGAGTTCCCGAAGCAACCATTCTGTCATATACAGATTTAGCCATTGGCAAATCATTCATCAAAAAGCTCATATTGGGATCATTTTTAACTGTTTCTAAAAATTTGCTAAATCCTTTAAAATTTTCAATTCTTGAAATTGGGCCACCCATTTCACTAAGGCTATTAAATTGCGTTCTAGGATCAACAGGCATATCGTATGTTGGCCCCATGAATGGATTAGAAACAGGCTGTGTAAAACTTATTTCTTGTAGATTTCTAGGTGTGCTTCTCGGTTGAGTAAAACTCATTTCCTGAGCAGTCATTGGCGTAGGATTAGGTTGAGTAAAGCTAATCTCTTGCAAGTTTTGAGGTGTACTGCTTGGTTGAGTAAAACTCATTTCCTGAGCAGTCATTGGCGTAGGATTAGGTTGATTAAAACTTGCCTCTTGTGCTTGCATTGCTGCCTCATTTTCTACAGAATCTGGCCTTACTCTTGGTCTTTGCTGAGGAACAAAAGGAGAAGTATTAGGGCTAACAAACATACGCTCACGCTGTGATCCGTATGGTTCAACACCAACTTGATTAAGAACGCCACTCAAAGGGCCGCCGACAAAATCGTCACCTCTTGTGTTTCTACCGCCACCATCAATCATATCTATAATAGCAGGAACAAAACGCTTGTTTACTTCATCAAAGTAGCCAAAACTATCGTCACGATTAGCAGCTCTTCGGTCAGAAGCAGAGGTGTTTTCATATCTACTGGCCCCTTTTCCAGAACCTAAGCCGCCAGTTCTTGCTCTAGCGCCGCTACCAAGTGGGCCACCTGTCTTACCACCACTTCTGCTTCTCATAGAGGCAAAATGTGCTGCGTGTGGGTTTTTCATGCCTAAAGCTCTATAGTGAGCCTCAACTCTCTGCATATGCTCTTCATTTGCCATTACTTCTTACCCTTCTTCTTTTTTCTTAACTTCTTTAAATCTGCACCTGTTATTTTTTTACGAGGTGGAGCTAAAGCCGCCAATTTCTTTTGCTTTTTGCTGTACTTAGAAAATGGCATTATCTTTTACTTTTTTTTGTTTTTTTCTTCTTAGGACGCTTCTTAGCTGTCTTAGCTGCATCTTTAAAGTCTTTATCAGAAGGTGCGCCTTTTGCACCCTTCTTACGCATTTTCTCACCAGAACCAGCTTTAATTCTAGCCCTCTTTTTAGCAATATTTCTATATAAAGACATTATGCCCTCTTTCTTGCTTTTTTCTTAGCAGTCATGCTCAATTCACTAAAATGAAAAAGACGCTTACTAGTTTTAGTATGCGTCCTACCAGTATGAAGCTGACCATTAGCCATTTTGTGCATAGCGCCCTTATGCTCAGTTCCATCTCGAAAATAATGCTTTACACCTTTAGCCATTATTTTTTCTTAGCTTTTTTAGCTTTTTTCTTTTTCTTAGTCATTTTTTTAGGTGGTCTACCCATTGTAGAACCATAAGTCCCCTTACCACTTGGCATAATAATCTCCTTTATTTTTTGAAATACATACCACATTATGCGATCCCACGCAAATTACGTTTTATCTCGCCTCTCCAGCTAGAAAATGCTCCAGATAATGCTGTTGCAGCATCACTAGCCATAGTTAGGCAAAGCGCATCAGCCAAGTCAGGTGACGCTAATCCACGCTTACGCATCTCATCTTTACTCTCAGCCTTCATCTTACCACTAGACGTAAAACTATATCGAATACCTGTCAATTCCGCTAATAACTGATCATCTTTTGGAAGCTTACAAGCACGATCTTCAAACCAACCCTTAGTTTTAAACCACAATTCAGAGCGTAAATTTAAATATGTAGCGCCCATACTAGGGGCTTCTGCAACATTAATACCTCGAACAGGTAACTCTAGCTCACGCAACCTGTCTACAACACCAGAACCAAGCCCAATACTATCAACAAGTATCTCTCTAGGGCGCTTAGAAGGCAACAAGCCCTCATATTCAGCTACAACACGACCTACAGTCTGCATTAAATCTAGTCCAGACCAAGACCTAACCTCAGTCACAATAGAACCCTGACGCTTACACAGCGCAGTTTTGTCATTACCAAACCTACTAACGTCCAAACCCCACACACTCGGCAAGTTTTCATCACCCTCAACATCACGATGTATTGCATTTTCAACCAAGTGATACGGTATGATTGTGTCGTCATCTGCTTGAGGAAACTCGCCTAACACTCTGATTCTAAAGGCATTACTTTCTTCACCATAACGTAACTTCATCTCCTCAATAAACTCATCACTAACCAACGGACTATCAACGCACGACCATCGCCTCGTCCACCAACTATCGGCAAGCCTGTTTTGGCTTTCAAAAAACGTACCACTAGACCTAGTAGGGTTACTCAACATAACTGTTGTAGCATTATGACCAGACATAGACCCAGCAGCAGCCTCAAATACTTGCTCTGGCACACCACTAGCTTCATCTACAATAAGCATAACGTGTTCTGAGTGTACCCCAGCTAACGCTTCTGGTGTTTCAGCACGACTAGTTCTAGCCGAAATAAACATCTCACTAGGTGCAGCCGTATGTTCAACACGGTCAGATTTTACGTTTAACATTTCCTTAAACGCATCAGGTAACTCATTAATCCAGCGTTTCATTTCTGCAAATAAAGCATCAAATAGCTGGCTAGAGGTTGGCGCAGTCACAACAACCTTATTCGGGTAGTGCATTAAAAAATACCACAACATAGCCCAAGATGCAGCAGTACTCTTGCCAGTGCCGTGTCCAGAACGAATTGAAATTTTTCTTTCACCAGACGCAATAGCCTCTAGAAACTCAGCTTGATAATCTAACGGCTCTACACCAAGCACTTCCTGCACAAACAATGTCGGGTTTCTAGCGTAACGCTGAGTAAACTCAATCATTGTGTTTTGTGACAAGTCATTCATGGTCTACAACTTTCATTTTTCGCAACGCATCCAAATGTAAATCACCAATATTAATCTGTATATTTTGCTGACTGCCTGTACCATACCTATTTTTGTTTAAAGATGAAGCTATAAAATTGTGCTGCTGCGCTAAACCTTTCGCAATACCAATATCAACCTGATTAACATTACCCTCAGAAACGTCACGATCGCCGTTTAAGGCTTCTTTAACCTCAAGCTCTCGCCTTTCCCTAATATCGTTAAGCATATCAAACGCAGCATCCGCATGAGCATCAGCAACTTGATGCTCTATCTCTCGTATAGCATTGCCATACTTTTCATCCTTCATAAGATTACGCCTAAAATAGCCGCGATCTAAATTTAGCTCTTTAGCAATCATAGGAATTGTTTTGCCTGCTAACAATTCTTTCTGCAAAGCTTCAACGCCACCTCTTCTATCAAGTTCGGATAAAGCTTTTTTTAATTTTGGTTTACCAGCCATATTCTTTCCGCAAAAGTTATGTTCAACATACTACAATTAATAATTATTAATGCCTATAGGCATTTTAATAATTAATTAACCTTAAGTATAGGTATGTCTTACTAGTATTAAAGCCCTTAAAAATATAGAAAATATTAAAATATTAATAAAATATCTGCAAAATGCTTAGGATTTTAAAAATCCTAACAATTATTAAGTTCCTAAGAGAGGGTATGGGGGGGTGTTGCGAGAAAGCGTAATAAAAAATTCGGGAGGTAAAATTTTATTAAACAACACCCAAAAATATCATAGCATAAATTCTACTGTGTGGAAATGTAGTTATAGCATAGGTACGCTATATATTTTAAATGGGGGGGTCCAAAAAAAATGATCTCGTTTGTATACAATTGTTTGCCATTGTTCAACATTAGCTCAAACAAGTACTAAGCAATACTTAAATGGGGTTAGGTATTTAGTTAAACATTACTTAAACATTGTTAAACAAAGTTGAACCAATGTTTTGATCTGAGCATTATTTAAACATTGCAAAACAAAAGCTTGCCAATGTTTTAAAAATCGCATATTCGCGCGCGCCCGCGCCCGACCTTGTGTTTTAGTATCTGCTCGGT